CCACAGTATTTAATAGAATTAATCTATCTTTAAAGGGAAGTATTATCCTTGCTGATCTTACAAAGTTAGCTCCAACGATGAATACAGGTTGAAATGCTGTCCAACCAGCAAGTCCACCACCAGCATAATACCACATAGGATCATCTGTAGCGGCTGCTGGAACTGTTGCATTAAAATTTGTAACAAACATCAAATTTACATTAGATGTTACACCCCTCCAATTGGTTGCCTGAAAGAAATCATAATTTTCACCTTTAAACTCACTACCTACCGTTGGTCCAATAAGTACCCAAGCATTTCCATCGTATTGGTATACAAATTGAGTATCAAAGGCTATAGAAGGATTATTATTTAAAACATTTGTCTCAAGATTAGTTATACCCATAACAGGTTCAGCTGGATAAAAATAGATTTGTGTATTTATTGTAGCACCAACAAAGTTAAATACTCCAGTTGTTGTATTATAAGTATGAGTTGTTGCAGCACCAGTTGTAAACATAACTCCGTCTTGATACACAGTAAAAATTTCAGTCCCTATAGAAAACATTTGTCCTATTTTATAAATAATACCCGGTACTGTTCCTGTTGCATCTCCAACACCACTAGTTGTTCCTATCCCTGCTCCTCCTGGAATAGCTATTCTTAACCTGGAAAAAAGAGGCTGTGTTACAGCTGTAGTCCATCCAGATCCTGTATAAGAAGAACCGAACCTTTTACGGATACTTCCCTCGTACATGTAAGCATTTTCTAACTTGGCGAACGCGTCTTCAGGAAGTAACCAGCTCTTAAGATCAGTACGTAGGCCTTCCTTTATAGGAGCAATTAAGTATCGATCTTGTGCCATGATTAAATTCCTATAGCTAAATAGTAAAATGCAGCTGTAGTACCAGTATATGCGCCCGTACGTGTAACCTTAAGGTTTGCAAGTTGTATGTCATAAGCACTTAAAACGTAATCCTGTGCTGCTCCAGTTGCTCTTGAGCCATATGGTGTAATTTGTACTGAATATACCGCAGTACTAAAAGCACTATAAAACGTTACAGCTGCTGATGTACTACTTCCACTGGTTACAGAACCAATTCCCCATTTCATCTTTATGCCTGAAGGTAAAGTGGTTTCACCTGATGCAGCTTTTACTGCATGCATGATATCAACATCATTAGTCGTAACACCAACAGTTTGGCTATAAGGTCTAAAGTATAAAGATGGATTAGCACCATCCGTTTTACAATATAAGGCTACTTCAGTTGCAGATGTCACAGGAGGAAAAACTCCGCTTACTGTTTGTTGCGGAAACGTAGTTATCTTATGTTTACCTTCAGTAGCTGCACCAAATGTTTCATGGTTAACTTCTATAAAAGTTTGAATCGCTATAAAATTCTGTAGTAGATCTGGTTGAGAAATCGGTAACCGATCAGTTGATTGTGGTATTGCATTATCGTAAGGCATTAATAGTCTCCTTAGGTATAATTATTTATAAAAATCATTCAAACTTAACAGTGCATCTGTATAAATTGTAGATGCTCGTTCTTTAGTTTGTTGATCTATAGTTCTTCTATTAATTAACACTTCTTGTTTTTTAAATTCAGGCATAATTGATTGAAGACTTTCCATGTCCATACGATCTTCAAATATCTTTTTAGATGCGCCATATGCTATATATTGCCACCATTGTGATAATTCTGGCATAGAAGCATTATCTAGTAATTCAGAGGGTCTAGCTCCAACTTCTAATTCAACCCTATAGCTCTTATCAGGAACAGGTCTAAGTGTAAGAATGTTATTGTAATATAAAATTGAATTAGGACGAGCTGCTGCGTATTGCACTACATTGCTATAAACCGTTTCACCGTCTCCGGGTGCGGAACTAAAAGTTATGTCATAAACTCCAGTTGTATAATTAATGGAACCAGCAGCTCCAGTATCACCTGCAAACGTACCTTCACCATCGTTAGGATCATTTGGTACATCATGAACCTCTAAACCAACCTGATTTGTAGTAATTGATGTAAACGAAAGATGTTCTCTTAAAGCAGGTTTATCTGTCAGTGTTCCTGTAAAATTAGTAAGTACATTATTACCTGTTCCAATTGATCTAATTGATTCATTTTGTGGATACAATGTAAAAAACTGTTCTCTATTCTGAAAAAACGATTGTTTGCAGCCAGCAACATAAGCATTTCCATAAACGTTTGTGTACAAGTTATTAAAATTTGTAGCTATATCATCGCCTTCGTAAGTATCTATATATGGTTGAGTATAGAAGACCAGCGTTGTACGTAATGAAAAAAGTCTTAGATGTTCTGGAAAATCATAAAGAACAAAAGTATTAATATAATCTTCTATTGAGTCATCTGTTATTTGTGCTGTTGATGGTGACTTAGTTAATCGTCTAACTTTTATTTTAATTTGCTCTAACGTCGATAATGTATTATCTGGCATAATAATTCCCTATTAGTTTCAAGTAACATCTTGTGTAGCCGCAGTAAATTGACTACTAATCTCACCTACCGGAACAATCAAAGCACACGTATTTTCGTACCACGCTGGTGCTACTGGAATTGCAAAAGCATCAAAATTAAGAGTATTTATGTCTACTGTAAATGTATCAGATCCCGTAACTGTAATGGTGCCTACCTTTTTATCTAATTGAGTCATACCAACAGAATTTGGAATATAAAATCTAACAATAGTACCACTTAAATAATCGTGATCAAAAGTCGTTGTAACTAACGCTTTTTTAGCTTTTGTTATACTAGTAATAATCCTCATTGCCGGTTGAATTTGAGGATCTTCAACTGCGTAACATGTAGACATTTGTATACCTCCTACATATTTTTAAAACTTTTCAACAGTTACAACTTGTGATGGCTCCATTGACAATTCTTCCACATCAACAAATTCTAAACTCTGAAAACCAAATCTTCTTACTTTTTGACCTATTCGCATGGAAACATTTCCGCTTTCATCTTTTAAGTATTCATGGCGTGGATAGAACCCTCTTTTGTTTAAATGTTTTGCTACGCCTAATGGTAATGTATAAATCTGACCATCAACTAATGTAAATGTTTCTACTGGATCTTGTTTATATTCCTTATAAGAGAAACTTAATTGTCCGTTAGGAACTTCATAAAACCTAAATATACCTTTAACCGGTTCTCTATCTTTATCTCTTTGATATTTAAGATTAGGTTTTCTACTAACTGCAGGTTTATCCTTAGTCTCTGGATTTAAATCTAAAGTCTCATTTAAATCTTCTACAGATTCTTTTTTTATGCTTTTATTTTTTTCTATTTCCATGCTTTGCTAATCCTTCTTAAAAGGCAGAGGGAAATCAAATCCCTCCGCCACGTGTCTACTAAATTAAGATTTAATCTTCAATTATACTAAAAGACTTACCAGCCTCCCAATATATTTCATCATTTGCCGTACCACCTGCACTACCTAATGCAATAGCTGCAGAATCAGCATTTGTTTGAAGAATGATACCTAAATAGGCAGTGTTTTCTAATGCTCCATCAGTTAAGTAATTATATGATGTATCTTCACCAACAGGAATAATACTTGCTGGCGTAAATGGAGTATCTGTATATACAGGGAATGTAAATGCTGTATAAGCAGATGTATCTATTCCTATACTGAACGTAGATGAACTAACTCTTGTTACCGTAACAAGTTTTCCATCAAGCTCTATCATTCCACATTCAGCAGGTACATGGATTCTTACTTTTTGACCAGTTTGATACGTATGATCAACTAATGTAGTTACAACACCTGGATTAGCTGCTGTAATATTGGCAATAACACGATTTTTAGGTTTAAACATGTCATAAATAGTAATATTAGAAGCAACAAATCTATATGTTCCACCAGCACCAGCAACAATACCAGGAGCTGTTGCTAATGTATTAGCTAATCTAAAAGAAGTATTAGCAACTATCGTATCAACAGAAAAATCTAATCCATTTAGATTTGTTTGAGTTGTATTCTGAATTCTTACAATTGAACGATCTGCTATGCTACCAGTATCACCTGTGCTATAAACGGGACGAGTTGCATTTGTTCCTACTGTAACTGCAACTGCAGCACCTGGAGTCTTAACAGAAGAGTCTATTAAGGTAATTCCATGATACAGTACTCCGTTATAACCTGTAGAAACTGTTGATTGTGATGCAATTTGTGAAGCTGTTGAATGGAATTCAGTTATTGCCTCATCATCGCCCATGCCACGAAACCAAGTCCATGTAGTTCCAGCCCATTGAGTTGAAGCTTCAATATTAGTTACATTATAAACTTTAACCCAATCAACATCATTTCTTAAATTAATAAATTTATCTGTTCCATCAGAGCTAAAAACACCCTGTTGGATAATTGTATTAGAAGCCATAATAATTCCTTTCTTATCTTATGCTAATGTGGATCTTAAATTAATAACCCACAAGTCGTTGGTAATTCTAGGAACTTCCGCAAACTTGTAACCAACAGATGCATTTAATGCAAGAGGACCATCATATATTGGTGGTCTATAAATGAAGCTTGCGCTATATCCGTCTTGTTCAACACAGGCATAAGCTTCCATTCCAACGCAGAAAATATTATATACATCAACTCCAAGATTTGAAGATGATTCCGTTACAGAACCAATTGATGAAATCAAGAAACGAAGGTTGCCTATTGCACCCCATTCAGATCTTAAAGCATTCATTGGTGCTGGATACTGATTCTTTTGTATAAATCCTGCAACGTTATCCAAATTACCAGTTAATTGAGTTGAACAAAGTGCAAAATAAGCATCTCGTACAGGAGCTGTACCAAACTTATCTTCACCCTCAATGTTATCCATTATCGTGTAAGCATCATTATTTAATAATGTTCTTACAACTGTATCCACATCACTACGAGTAACTTCTGTAGGATTATCGCCATTTACACCATCAGTACAATTAACAAAACCTGCAGTTGCTGCAAGCATATCTCTTGTAAGTTGATCCTCTGTTTGTCTTAATGAGATACCCAATCTCTTGGCCGCTTCATTTAAAACCATTCTGTTACTTTTATGACCTATTTCTAGGCGGGGAAAACTCTTCGGATCTCCCTCTCCACCTTTCGTTGTGGAGTTCAGACTATCGCATCCCTTGCGGGTCTTCTCACTTAGTCGTTCACGGTTGAATTCTTTTTCGTTTATGACTATACTATTATAAACGAAAGGGTTTGCATGGCTAAAAAAGTTATTTATCACATTGATCAAACTACAGAACAAATAGCGTATCTTGCTGGAATTATAGATGGTGAAGGTTGTCTTTATATAGGTAGAGTAAAGCAAGGAAAATATGGATCCGGATGGCAGTGGCATGCTCTTATAAGAGTTACAAGCTGCGACGAAGAACTTATTCTTTGGCTTGAAGAAACTTTTGGTGGCTCCAAAGATTCTAGATATCGTTGGACTAGTAAGAAAAAATATTTTCGTCCCGTTTATAACTGGCAAGCAACTGGAAATATGCTTGACCATGTCCTGAAATGCGTTGAACCGTATTTGATCATCAAGAAAAAACAATGTGATGTTATGAAGCGCTACAGACTCACTTCCAAAAACATTGGAAGTAAAAGACTTCCAGACGATATCGTTGCAAAACGATTCGAACTGCTTAGTGAAATTAGAAATCTTAATAGTCGCTACCATGATCATCCTTTAAAAATTCATTCCGCCCTGTCGCCCTAGCACGTGCCGTAGGCTTCCAAGTCAATCAGAGAAGATTTAGAGACCCCATTCTTTCTAGGGTCCTGTGCTTGTAAAGTTACTTGTTCATTAATTTGCAAATAAGTTCCATAAAAACTTACTTTTGCATCAATATCAACTGCTGATAATGTTTGTGCAGGTGGAGTTACACCTGAGTTTCCAAGTGGAACCATTGCTGTATTAAGAGCATTATATCTTCTCATACGCAACGTTGTACCACCATTCCTAGGCATTGTTTTCTTCATTGCTGGAATTTTATGAATCATATTAGGGACTGGTACAGACAATAGCTTATAACTAAAGCTTTGTTGTACCGGAGCTGAAAGCACCGAAGTTGTTGTAATAGCCATAGTATTTTCCTTTAATATAGCATTAATAAAAATCTATACCCTACGCAAGTACAGACACACTACATTAAGTGGACGACTCTTAATTACGTCCTTTGGATTGGCGAGATCCGATACAACCGGGAAATGGATTGGCGAGATCCGATACGCCATATTTATTAAACCATCTATGATAATAATTTTCAATGAAAAGAAACCGCCCCATACAAAGAAAGATCACAAAATACAGGGCGGTAATCAGAATATCTCTTAGTTACCTTTTGCAGATTCTTCCATCTCTCTCCAGAGTTGTTTTTTAAGTTCTGGCGTTAAACCATTAGCAAATTCATTTGCTCTCGTTAAAGGTGAGTCTCCTTGTTGTGGCGACACTGAAGCTGATGCCTTAGGTCTTAAGCTGTTTCTTTGAACTACATTTCTATCGGGAGCGTAATTATCTTCCACATAGATACCGAGCTTCTTAATCATTTTATATGCTGAGACAGCTTTGCTATAAAGATTTTGAGTAGATGAAATAGTATCAGCAATTTCTGGCTCTTCTTGGGTTAATCTTTTGATTGTTTCTTCGTTAACTACTTTATCAAAGTCGCTATATTGAGCTTTAAGCTTTGCTTCAGTAGTAGTCATCTTGATCTGTGCTTGATATTGCTCTAAATCTTCTTTTTGCTTCTTGAGTTGTCTTTGTATCTTCTTATAATGTTTACCCTCAAAAAGATCATCATCAGATATTTCAAGGTCCATATCTTCATCAGGTTTTTGTGCTTTCCTTTGCAATTCTTCTATCTGCTTTAAAGCTTTGAAGTTTTCACGTTCAAGACGTTCTTTCTCTAATCTTAAAGCCTTGAAATTAACCTGCTGTGAAGTTTCTTCTCCTTGTTTTTTATACATTTCTTGGTCAGACTCACCCTGATTTTCAACCATTGATATCTGTGACCCTAATGTTGTCCCTTGTGTCACCGACACGGGTGTCACCGACACGGGTGTCACCGACACGGGTGTCGTCTCTGGTGTCATATCCGGTGTTGTCTCTTGGTCTTGTGTAACTTCCTCTACGATTTCTTCTTCTGGAAGAGGAGGCATAGCGATTTCTTTATTTACCATTAATTAGTCCTTTGACACGAGTGTCATTTAACACGAGTGTTATTTAATTCTGGAGTTTTTTCTTTTTCATTATTTAATGATTTAGATAACTTAAAAAGAGACCCATCTGCAAACCTAAGTACATAGGAAAGGAGCGAAAATTGAGATGGGTCTATTAGTGGGGTATGAGATTTCATATATATACAAGTTTTTTTATCTGGTACAACCCAAAGTAATTCAATACTGTCTTTTTTAGTATCGTATTTATAAACTATTTGATCATAATCTGGAGTAGGGCATGAATTTCGAGCAAAGAAATAGTTGCGAATTACGTTTGACATTAATTTTTCTTTTTTTGTTATAACAACAATAAAGAACCCATCAAGATATTTGTTTTTATTTTCTTTTACGCAGAGATTAATATTATCTTCATATTCACTTAATTGCTCGTTAGCTTGTTCGATTGGACTATGAAGAGGTTTAGTATCTTTTGAAAGTAAATCATATGAGAGACTACCTACGGTTTTTTTTCTCTCCTCTTTTCCTTGAGCCATATTTGTCTTCCTTTTATATTTTTTGCTTTCTTCGTCTTCAGTTTTAAGGGCAGTCAGAGCGAGGAGAAAGTAGAAGAAAACCTGACTACCCATCTTAAAAGGAAAGCAAGTCGATCAATATCGATTGTTACCTATACGCAACATTTCTTCATATCCTACATCTGCTTTAACAGATTGTGGCTCACTCTTATTCTTATTGCGCTTGTCTTTTCGCATGTTACTTGGTGTACCTAAAATATTAAAAACTATCTTAACGGCTTTTTTATCCGTCCTTGGCATGATAGGCATTTTAATACTTTTCTGATTGTTTCTTAGCACCTCTTTTAGCATCATCTTTATTCATTTGATAATCAATTCCGCTAAGACCATCATTAAGATTTTCATTTGTATATCCAGTTACTTCAGGATATTTCTTAATGATCACTTCTTGGGGAAGATTTGCCATTGCTGACGAATTTTCGCTGATCATCGAATCGTAAAACTTCTTTGCCATATCGGGCCTTTCTATTGGAAACCGCGGAGCCTTAATAACTCCGCAAGGATTATACCTCTAACCGTACATCACACTATATCTTTATATCTTTAGTACTTGTGTTACCAACACTTGTGTTACCAACACTTGTGTTATTAACGCTTGTTTTGCTAGCATCCATGCCAGGAACAGTAGGGTCAATACCTTCATTATCTTTTATCTCTTGTTTTTGCTGTACAATATTTGCAAGTGTTATCATTTGTTCAAGTTGTGAAAGATCAATTCCTTCAATCTCTTGTGCAGCCCTAACTAAATTAAGTACACTTGCCGTTCTATCTTTAGCTGCCTCAGCTTTTCTTTCAATGGCTAAAGCATGATTTTCTTTAATTCTGCTTAATCGTTCTAAGCCAAGACCTTGATCTGCAACTGCTCTAGCTTCAGAAAGTTTTGTTCTAGCTTGTTGTTCTTGTATAGCAGCCTGTAATTGCATTTGACTGACTTGTTGTTCTTGTTGTTGAGCTTTATCCATAGCGTCAGTAAGTTCTTTTTTGTTCTGTATTGTAGCTGCTCCAATTAATACATCGTCAGGTATAGGAATACCTGCTTCTCTTAATTGAAGCAGTTGAGCGAATTGCATTTGTTTCTGTGTTGTTGTATTCAAACCTTCTTCTACAGAAGCATCGTATTTTCCGAAAGCTTTGTGATAAAACTGAGGAGAAGGCTCTTCAGCTATAATTCTCTTAACTTTGCCTGGAGTGAAATTGTTTTGAACGATGTTTAACATGATCTTACCTAATAACTTTTGTGAATAATCTAAGTTATCAAATAGACCTTGAAGCGTTGTAAGACCTGCGCCTTGTCTCAGCATGGATAATATTCCAGCCTTGTCGTCCATAGCACTACCAAGAAGCTCTTCATTGACTCCTGATATCTCTTGAACTTCTTTAGCTAGTAATTCTGAAAGCTGAATCATCGAAGGTGGTATTTGGGGAGGTAAGATTTGCTCAACATCAGTCATTTGAGCATCTTCTTTAAGAGCTAGGCCTCTGCCTTGTCCACTAAGGAAAACATCTTTAGGATTAACTAATGCATCTTCCTTATACTTCCATCCAGAATTTATTTGGCTTTCAAGAATATCAAGTTCAATAACCTTACGTCTGTTATATAAGTATTGAGCATCACGTAAGCCACGAACAACGCCCTGAATTCTCTTATCAAAGTACGCAATACTTGGATTGAAATAACCTAAAACTGGAACAAATGGATATTGATCAACACCAATAGGATTTGGACCATCATACATAACTACATTTTGAACAACTATAGCAACTTTGACTGTAGGTACGTCCTGATTAATAAAAGTAATTTGTGGATATAACTGCAAGAATCTTTGAAGAGCATCTTTATCTGGAGAAGTCCATTCCATAGACTCGCCAGTTTGTGTGTCGACCAGCATTTGTTGTGAGCGATAATCTTTATAATAAAATTCATCATAAGTTAACAACCCTTTAGTTCCAGCATTATGACTCTCAGGTAGATATTCAAACTTTCCATCTCTCGAGTCCATGCCTTTAAGCTTATATATGTCTTCTTTTCTATCGGGAAGTAAAGAAACACATTCCTTTCTAGTTAAAAAGGATCGCTTCCAAATAGCATTGCAATCAGATAAGTCAGGTTTCTTAAAATAAGGATCCATTAGAAAGCTATTATAACTACAGTTGTCTACCTTAATATCACCAGAAATTGGATCAGATCTATAATCTACCCAGACCTGTAAAAGATTCATTCCTGTTACAAGAGCACCCTGAAATGAATCAGATATTGTATTAAGAATACCTTCTTGGTTGTTTATCCAGTACATTATCTTTGTAAACTGGTCAGCCGTAACCTCATCACCATTTTCTACAGGAGTAATAATCGTTGATTTTCTGTTTCTGCGTTGATGACCACTAATCATACTGATTATTCGACGTATTCTATTAAAGCTAAATTGTTTCTTATTTGAAAAAGGCATACCGCCATACAATTCATTCCAAAGCGTTTGATCCCCAGATTCAAATCTAGTATCTATGTCAGCTTCAGCCCAGAAAGACTGATTAATAGTTATACTTTCAGCATAAAACGTGTTCATTCGCTCGAGTATAGATTGATCGTTATCAGTGTAATATGTTGGATTCGGTTGAAATAAAGCCATTTTTTACCCTCAGTATCTTAGATACAGCGTATCTAGAGATACAGCGTATATCAGGATACTCACCATATCTCAAAATATTAGCTAGATTACATAAATAATCCAGCCTGTTTTTCTTGGTTAACATCCTTTTTATTAGATCGTCCATCTTCCCTGGGAGTTATCGTATAATCCAATAACTCAATACCAGTGTTGTCTATGTCAAAAACTTCTTCGCCTAATTCACTCAAGACGTCTTGATCTGTATAAGTCTCTTCGTTTTCGAATACGACATCATTAGGTTGAACCTTATCCCTACAACCTATAAAAGTAATCAATGCTAAAACATTAACAAAAAAGAATAGACAATAAAATGTAACTCTTTTATACATAATTTATCCTCCTAACGCAGTGTAGAATCGTAAATATACTATATCAAGTTTATTTTTATGATATCCTCCCTATCTGAAAAATGAAGAATGAAGATAGATCATGGTGTCCTCGGCGGGATTTGAACCCGCGTCATAAAGTTGAAGGCCTTATATCCTAACCAGCCTAGACGACGAGGACATTTATATTAACTATAATAAACTTTACCTGAAAAATGAAGGCAAATCCTGGCTTCCATAAGCCGCCTCTCTATATCTTTGATCTAATTCTTCTGGTGTTGAATGACCATCTCGCGTCTTAGGTAACGATATACAGAGATACCTGAGAGCGTCTGCATAATGCGAAGACCAGTCATGTAATGGATTAGCCTTATACACTCTTTTCTTTGAGTCATACTCTTGTCTGTAGTTATTTATGGCTTTTAATAATTGCTCACACTTTTCTTCGTCAATCCATATCTTTGAAAACGCACTTCGAACAGATTCTACGCCATCTTGTATTGCAATATTAGAAGCAACAACAAACTTAATACCCAATTGCTTGGCCTTCTCTATACGAGTCATCCCAGAACCAAACTCCTTTACCCGTATATCATGAGGAGCTATATGCTTTCCATAGATATAACCCCTTTGTTCTAAGATCTTTACATAATGCTCTAGACCTTGCTTAGAGTTCTCATAACAATCTATTATCCTAACTGTTTGGCCTATTGTCTGAAAGAAGATAATAGCCGTTGAATCTCGTACTCCTAAATCCCATGCCGTGTGAACCTTGAACCCAACCTCATACGGAACATTCCCTATTTGATTGTTGATCCTCATCCTATCTAGATACTTAGTGTAATAAGCACCCTCAACACCCAAACTAAAAGATGTAAAAAATTCCTGCTGGATAAGATCTTCTGACATCAAACCTTCTGCACGCTCGCGCTCAATTTCTTTATATGGAATATGCTGAGTATCATCAAGTGTTAACTTATAAGCAAACCAATCTGGGCTTTCCAGTGCTATTTGATAAAGCTCGTAAAAATGATTTTTCCCTCTTGGGGTGCTGCACATTAAAACCCAACCATTATTGGCTACCAAAATAGGTCTTAAGAATTGATATGCTCTTGGATCTTGGATAGCATATTCTGAAAACACACAACCATATGGGTTTGTTCCAACTAGTCGATCAACATTGTCAGATCCTATAAGTTGTAAGATGGAATCATTAATAAACGTGATCTTCATTTCCTGAGAGTTCTTAGATTTTATAAGCTCTTTAGGTATAAAGTCATGAAAACTTCTACCGTCATTAGTAATACTGTTCCAAATAACCTTCTTAGCTTGTGCATAAGTTGGGAAGATATAAAAGACCACACATGTTTTCTTTATGCACTGACGAATAGCTAGATTCCAAGCAACTATATCCTTGCCTGAATTATGAACAAGATATCCATTGGCAAAAAAGTTACTGTTCTCTCTAGTCTCAATATCGTACATATCACAAGCGTCTACTTTTTTTGTCTTAAAATGTGGAACCTCTGTAAGGAATGCTGCGTTAGATAAATCTTGTAAGATATCCTGGCGTGCCTTTAAATCATTATCTAAGATCCATAAGATCTCTTTAATAATAACTTCTTTTCCTAAGATGCCAGCAGTTAATATCTTGACTACATCCGGAGTATAGCCAATGGTTACTGACCAGTGCTTGCTCTTAGCTTGTACTGGAAACTGAGGTAAGAATCCTATCTTTCTTATTAACCAATATGTATCATGCGTAAACTTACGGCTCTTGCCACAAGAAATAACAATCTCACACGATACATCATTAGAATTAAACTTAATCTCGCCACAACATGCTATCGCTGCACATAAATACTTTATAACTGAAGACGGTGATAGCTTCCATACTCCATCATGCATTACCTTAAAAGCAGGAGAGGGAAGCATGTGAAGATCTTCGAAGAACTTCCTAAGCTCATACTTATACGTCTTGCCACCAGCCTGACCTTGAATCATTCTAAGAGTTAGCCCTTTGTTAGTTTTTGTATTAACAGTCTCACAATGAAACTTATTCTTTATGATTTGTTCTACGTGCTTAAAA